TGGTAGATCAGGGTGCTTCCGTTAAGGGAGCCTTTGAATCAGTAACCGGCAAGACGAGCGAGCAGATTGTTGCCGCGAGGGAGCGAGACAAGCAGGTGAGGAGCAACGCGAAGCACAGCGCTGCCTCCACCGCCTCTCGCGCTACCGCCGAGGGAGCGAAGGTGTCAAGTGACGCGGAAGTCCTCTCCGAGATGAAGAGGTTGGGTTTCGGTTAATAAACCCACTCGCGGTGTAAAGCAATGCTCTACTCCGCACTGAACACAGGATAGATTTAAATGGCTGCAACGAGCACCACAGAAACTTGGGATGAGGCTTGGACCCTAACGATGCGCGCCAAGCGCAAACGCCTCACGGACAACATCTCGGACTCCTACCCAACGGTTGCCAAATTCCGCTCCAGTAAGATGATGGAGACGGAGAATGGCGGCAAGCAGTTCCAGGAAGACTTGATGTATGCACTGGACACGAGCCAGTGGTTTGATGGCGATGATGTCCTGAACACGGACAGCACCGATGGCGTCACGGCGGCGTTCTTCAACCCGCGCTATGTCGCTACGCCCATCAAGATCAACATGACGGAAGAGAAGGAGTCGCAGAAGTCGGACGCGGCGATGAAGTTGCTGGAGTCCAAGACCAAGCGCGCGATGACCACGCACTTCGATACGGTCAACTCCTCGCTCCACACGGCGCAGACGGGCAAGGCCATTATCGGCTTACCGGATATTGTCTCCACGAGCGCCGGTGCTACCGTAGGCGGCATCAACTCCACCAATGAAACATGGTGGGACAACGTGCGGAACAACGCCACGGCTGACACCTCTTTCCTCACCGCTGCCGGTGCCTCGTTTGAGGGCTTGGTTCGGATGAAGGACACGTGGAACTCGGTCAGTGAGGGCAATGATGTGCCCGATTGCATCATCACCACGCACTCGATTGGCGGCGACTACGAGAGCCTCTTTGAGGGCGGCACCTACTTGCGCTTGACGGGTTCCGACAAGAACGATCTGGATGGCGGCAACGCGCACTACCGCAAAGCCGAGGTCATCATGGACCGCGATTGCGGCACGGGCATCATGTACATGCTGCAAAGCAAGTATCTGAAGTTCAAGATCCTCTCGGGTCTAAACTTCGCCAAGACGCCCTTCCGCGAACCGGCGAACCAGTTGGCGAAGGTTGCCTTCGTTGTCTTGGGCGGTCAGTTGACCACGAACAACCGCCGCCGTCAGGCCGTCATCTATAACTTGGCCTAAGCAGTAAATCAAAGATTAACTTCAAAGCAGCCGGGGCGGGGTTGAGAACCCTGAACCGGCACCCCATTTAATTAGGAGTTCTAATGTCCAATTTCAAGAAGGTCCAGCCGGGTCTCATCGGCGGTCAGGCTATCAGTGACACGAGCACTACGGCCAAGCACCCGCTCGGCACCATCGTCCAAGCCAAAGACTTAGCCAGCACCGATTACGGTGTGGGTGAGTTTATCTACCTGGTCGGCGTTGCCAATACAGCGGTTGGTTCCGTGGTCACGTATGACGCCGGTGGCTTCACCACGGCCCTCGCCGCTGCTAATGCAGTTGGCCCCGTGGCGATTGCCATGAGCGCCAACGTGGCGAGCCAGTATGGTTGGTATCAGATCAGTGGACGCGGTGTGGTCAAGGGCCTCGCGTCCTTAGCCGCAGATGCACTCTGCTATCTGACCGCCACGGCAGGCAGCGTCGATGACGCGGTGGTTGCCGGTGACGCGATTCACTTCATGGAGACCACGAGCGCGTTAGACACGCCCTCAAGCGGTCTCGCGGAAGTGAGCATCTCGCGCCCCTTCGTGACCAACGAGTCGAACTAAGCATCCCGGGGCGAGGGGCCAATAACCCCTCGCCCCCCTTTAATAAATCTGGAGGCACTGAAGTAAGATGGCAAAGACACAGACCGCAGAGGCTCCCTCAACAGAGGAATTACTCGCCACGGTAGCAGCGCTCGCCAAGCAAGTTGAAACCCTGACTTCCAAACAGCAAGATCGGGAAGATGAGGATGAGGGACCGCAGCGCGCTAAGACGAGCAACGCGCGCGCGCAACTCCTCGTCTCACAGGTGGGCGACATCATCCAAGCCGAGGGCTACACCCCACCCGTCCCTGAGCGCGTGGCGCTGAAGGGGCCTGCCGCTACAGAGAAGTATCTCAAGCAGTGGCACAAGGGGCAGGGCGTGAACGCACGGCAGATTGGCGATGAAGCGGCCTTGGCAGAAAGCGCCCACATGTAATGACATTAACTCAAACGCTGGAGCGCACTCTGGTGCGCGCCGGCTTAGTAGAGACCACCACAAGTGAGGTGAATAAGGCGCGTGAGTATGTCAATGCAGTGATACAGGACATCGCCTCTCGCGCCACCTGGTGGTGGCTCTTTAAGCAGGGCACCATCACCACCGCCGCGAGCACGCGCACCTACGCCCTCGCCACGGATGTATTAACCCCCGTCTCCTTCCGCGACACCACGAACAACCGCACCCTCCCGATTAAATCCGACTCAGACATTGACCTTGATGACCCCGATCAGTCGCGCACGGGGCAGGCTGAGTCTGTGTATCTAACGGGGGCCAATAGCACCACGGGCGCTCTGGAGATTGGACTACACCCCACACCCACCTCCTCGGTGGATGTAATAACCTACCGCTACTACAAGACGATCCCCGAGTTCACCTCCGCTAATGACGCGGATGATCTCTTCACCACCCACGGCATCCCCTTACTCCTACACCAAGCGATCTACATGGGGGCAGCGGCGATGATACAGGTGGAGCAGGGAGACGATGCAGGGGCGCAGTATAACGAGAGCAAGATGGAGCGGATCATCAATCAGGCGCGTGAGGTCAATGGGCGCATGAGTGGCAACCGCTCCTACCGACTACAACGCGATAACGCAGATGTGTCCTTCTCCTTCACCATCGAAGAGGGTTCTCTATAACCAATGGCTATACGCGCAGAGACAATCCAATACGGGCCGTGGACCGATGGCGTGTGGTATTCCCGCACCCCCGAAGATGTCCCACCGTCAGGACTCTCCCTTATGGTCAATATGCGTATTGGGAGTTCTGGTGAGGTGAAGACGCGCCCCGGTAACGCCTCCTACCAGAGTGAATCAGCCCTTGCTGGAACTCCCACTCTCACCGCCGCAGGACAGTTTGACGTATCAGCCACACAGGAGGAGCAGTTCATCGTGGCGGGTGCCGCGCTCTACAAATACTCCTCGGGTTGGTCTGCTATCACCGGCGCCACCACCATCACCGCCGCGACAGACAACACCTTTGAGTGGGTCAATGCCAATGGCACCCTCGTGATGACCAATGGGGTAGATACGGACGCGATCAAGTGGACGGGCGCGGGGAACGCGAGCGCCTTAGATGACAACAGTCGCTTCTCTAAGGGCAAGCACATCGCATGGTTTGATAACCGGCTATGGGTGGGCAACGTGGATGGCGCAGAGGGGCGACTCTGGTATTCCGATATAGGGGATATTGAGACCTGGCAAGCCACCTCCTTCTACAACTTCGGCTCTCCCATCACGGGCCTACAGCCCACGCAGAACGCACTCACGGTCCATACGGAGAATGGCATCTTCACGCTCATCTCCACGGGCAACGCGACCATCCCCTACCAACGCCAGCAGCGCACCACCGAGGCGGGGGTGGATGGACGCTCCATTGTAGCGCTGCCAGGCGACACGCAGTTGATGGTGCGCCCCGATGGCATCTACCAATGGTCAGGTGGCGCGACGATTGAGAAGATCAGCTACCAGTTAGACGGCTCAGGCTATTGGGATAGCATCAACACCCTACGCCTACACAAGAGCTTCGCGGTGCGATACCCCAAGGACAATGAGGTGTGGTTCGCGCTACCCTACGGCGCGGGGCAATCGAGCATGAATCACATGGTGGTCTATAACACCCGCTTCAACTGTTGGTCTGGACCGTGGGACTACCCCGCAGATAAGAACTGCGCGGCCCTAATAGACGGCAAGCCACACTTCGGTGGGATCAGTGATGGACTCCTCTACGACATGGACTCAGGCACCTCGGATAACGGCACCGCGATTGATTGGGCCTTCACCACCGGCGCACCGCCCCCTATGGGCTCGGATGCGCGGGGGAGATGGCTCTACGCGCGCACCTTCTTCGATGGGGCAGGGGATTACTCCTGTCAGGTCACGCAGGACTCCTCGGGGCTGACAGGCACCACGGAGAGCCTAAAGCTCCTCGCTAACTCCTTCACCCTCGGCACCTCAAGTCTCGGCGTAGACAGTTTGGGCTCCCTCCGCATGATAGGGCGTGAGACGCGCCTCGCGGGATATGACCCACACTCCTCACTCAAGTTCAGCAACAGTGGCTTAAACCAACCCGCCACCTTTAGACGCACCCACCTACAATTCAAACCTCTGGGCCGTAAGCGCAGAAGGGCATAGGAGTAGTTAATGGCAACCCCCGCACAACTCGCTATGGCGGCAGGGCAGAAGAAGCCCAAGAAGCCCCTCACAGGCTTTGACGCCTTCTTCGCGGCAGTAGACGCGGGAGGCTCACCTGACACAGCGCAGGGTGCCTTCGATGCGAATAAGGTGAACAACCTCACCTCTCCCGCCCTCGCTGCGCCCCAACCATCGGGCTTTGATGCCTTCTTCGCGGCGGCAGATAATGGCGCTACAGCATTAGACGCCCAACGCGCCTTTGACGCGAACACCACCAATGGCATCTCCAATACCAACAATACCTTCACGGCAGATGGGAATGTTGCACCCCCACCTCCCCCTCCCGTAGACAACACGGACTACGCCGCCTATCGCAACCGCAACGCAGCGCAGGATGCGGCGGCGAGCGCGGCTCCTCCCATCACAACGGGTGCCACGCCGCCCCCGACAGTGATCCCCAACTTAGACCCCGCAGAGGCCACGAGGCAGCGCAATAGGGCGCAGGAGATATTGGATAGCGCCATCAGCAACCCGAATGATTGGGATAATCTGGACCTCTTTATCTCCAACTTAGGTTTTGGTATGCACCCCACGGTGCGCGCTGAGTATGCTGATAAGTTCCGCGCTGCACAAAATGCGCGCAAATCGCAGACCTCGCAGGTGGCACCTGAATTAAATCGCCAGTTCACGCCACAGGGTGATACTACACAGAGCAGCCCCACCACCACAGGCGTCACGCCACTGGAGAGCATCCAGAACGCGGGTGCGCCGGCGGGTCAGTTCGCGCAAGCAGTGGGTGGCTCCTCAGATCAGGCGCTTCGTGGCCAGCAGATGCAACTGTTAAATGACTCCATCCGTAAGGGGGAGGACTTCGCGGCAGGTGCTGTGGGTGGCCTACGAGACTTCCACATCACGGATGCAGGACTACAGTTCCAGCAACCCAACGCGAGCTCGCGGGATGTGGAGTTGGACCGCTATACCCCCGGCATCACAGGTGGCCCCGACGCTCAGTATAACGTCTCGCAGTATGAGCAGGATCTCCAGAAGGCGCTCTTAGGGCGCGTGCAGAACTACGGACAGGGCGCTAATAGCCCCTATGCTCAGTCGCTCTTAGCAGACGTTGAAGCCACCGCCGCACGGCAGCGTGAGCAGGATGTCACGGCACTCAATAAGTATGGCGTGCTCAACTCCGGTGACACCATTGATGTGTTCGCTCAGGGCAATGAGGGCACACAGCGCTCCCGCCTCGCGGCTTTAGCGCAGGCACAGCAGATGGCCGGTAATGATGGCTCACTGGAAGCGGCTCTTGGCCTCGCGCAGTTGGGTAGTAATAGAGACTTGGATATAGGCGCACTGACGGGACGCTTTGGTGGCATTGACACCCTCGCGGCTCGCAACGCGCAGGCGGGTTACACGCTACAGGGGAGAGAGCAAGACCTCACCGCAGGACTCGCCAACCAAGGCTCAGACCTCTCCGCACAGCGCTTGAATTTGGAGACGCAACTCGGCATCGCAGACCGGCAGTTGGTAGATGCAGATAGGCGATCGGGCGATGAACGCTTCGCCTCTCAGTTGGGCCTACAGCAGTTAGGCGCACAGCAAGACCTCGCGGATCGCGTCACGGGACGTCAACTCATACAGGGTGATGTCACAAGCCGTGAGCAGTTTGAGGAGGATGTGCGCAAGAGTCGCGTGGGTGAGACGCAGTTTGATGATGAACTACAGAACCGCTTAGATCAACTGACAACGGGCGGCAGGCAGGATCGCCTCTTGCAGGGTATGCTGAACTCGGGTGCCATCTCACAGATCAACGCGCAGAACACGGGGCAGAGTGCCTTACAGGCATTAATAAACAGTGGGGCGCTCAGTAACATCAAAGAGCAGAACGCAGGTTCCCTCGCTAACATCACACAGCAAGGCACCAATCAGACAGACCTACAGACCCTCCTCAACACGGGCAACTACTCTCTACAGGAGTTGCTCAACAGTGGTGCTCTGGATCAACTGAAGCAGAGCGGCAAGGATGATCGCCGCCTACAGGGCATACTCAACTCTGGTGCCATCTCACAGATCAACGCGCAGGGCACGAATCAGCGCAGCCTGCAAGACCTCATAAACGAATATAACGGCGAACTCGCCACGGGCACCTACAATGGGCAGCAAACCTTAGAGGGCCGTGACGCAGATCAGCGTTGGAGCCTGAATGAACTCTTGAATCCCGAGGTGCTACGCGGCGCGCAGATCGGCAACGATGACGCAGCCTCGCAGACGAGCGAGCGCAAGTTCGGTCAGTTGATTGCCTTGGGCCAAGCGCTCAAGGATAACCCCGCACTCGCCGCTGCTATGCCTCCTGGTATCTTTGAGAACTTCAGCGCACTTGCAGGAGATTTTCTACCCGAGGGTGGAGGAGAGCAGCAGCGCACCCCGACCAATAGTGTGACGGATGCGGAGACCGCGCAACTTGAGGAGATCATGGCTAACTCGGCTATCCCTGATGGGATAAAGAATCAAGTCAGGAGCGCTTACTTTGAGAAACTATTCGGAGGCTAATTAATGCCACTCATCAATCCAGTAACGATAGCGATAGCACAGCAGGGCTTACAATACGCGGCAGGTAAGAGCGCGCAAGGTGACGCGGAGAAGGCGCGCAAGAAGCAGGAGGAGGAGCAGGCGATGCTCAACGCCATCGCCGCCTTTCGCGGTGGACCCGCCGGCCAAGCGCAGGGGGGCGGCAAGCTCTCCGGTAAGACGCAGGGCCTCTCCATCCTCGCGCAACTGGCTCCCCTCTTGGGGCAGGTCAAGTTCGGGGGCGGTGGAGCAA